TACGTTGTTAACTTAGACCTTAACTATCTACAGTTTAACTTCCCACATGGTATAACCACTGGTGCAGAAGTCCAATTTAGATCTGATGATATTGGATCAACAGTTGGTGAGTTACCAAAACCAAGTACCGCAGGTTTAACCAGTTTGGTTGCTGGACAGACATATTATGCAATTGCTGGTGAAGCATCTGGTCTTGAGCCTGATCAATTAAGATTCGGTCTTACAAAAGCATCTGCACAAGGTGGATCGTACGTTACCTTCTTAACTCAGGGATCTGGTAGACAGACACTTTTAACTGAGGTATTTGGTGGTAAAGCAACTGCTGTTGTTGAAACATCTCGTTTCTTAGAAGGAGAGACAGTATATCAGGGATCTTCAATAGAAACACAAACTGCTATCGGTAAGGTATCTACTAACACTGGTTGGCAACTTGGTCCTAAGATTCTTAAGATCGTTGATTACACTGGTGATTGGGCAGAAGGTGAGAGAGTACAGGGTGAGATATCCAAGGCATCTGGTATTATCGATAACTTCTCTATTGCTCGTGGTGTGCTGAATATCGGCTCCCTAACGAAGACACCAGGCCGATTTATTGATGACGTTGGTAAGCCTTCTGAGATTGTCCAGAAGATACAGGATAGTTTCTTCTATCAGAACTTCTCATATGTTGTTAAGTCTGAGATTCCTATCACAGAATGGAAAGCACAAGTATTAGAAAATAACCACCCTGCTGGTTTCAATATGTTTGGTCAGTTACAACTGACTGGTGGTAAGGACGTATCTGGTCGTAAGATTGGTACAGAATTTACGAAGAAAGTTAATATACAAAACTATAGTAATGTAAACCAGATTACATCATTCGGTGCTGCACAACCAATATACACCGATTATAACAATACTGAGGTTCTCTTCCGTAAGAAGCGTTTGACTTCTTCTGAGGAAATCTTAACTTCTATTGTTAAGAAACTAGATGATATCTCAGGTCAGTTTAATGGTATTGATAAGCAATTCCCAGTTACTGTTGAGAATGAGCAAGTCATCGTTAAGCAAGACCAGTTGATGATTACACTTAACGGTGTTATCCAGTCTCCTGGTGAATCCTTCACAATCGTTGGTGGTAACATAGTATTTGCTGAGCCACCTAAACCACCTTCTAAAGTTAACTATAGAATCTTAGGAGTTACTCCTACACCTATCTACAGAATTGCACTTTACCAATCTGGTGGTACTGCAAACTATGGTATTTTCCCATCAATAGGACAACAGATACAAGGTGAGAGCTCAGATGTTGTTGCTACAGTTATTGATTCAGGTACTAATCATCTAGATGTCATCAATCTAGTTGGTGGTACGTTTGCTCTTAATGAGCAAATTGTAAGAGGAGAAATCTTCGCTGCATTAGTAGAATCTGTTACCCTAGTTAACTCAGAGACTATATTTGAATTCGGTGAAGCAGTTACTAACCTAGAAGGTGACACTGCTTATATTGAAGAGACTAATATCACTACTGAAGGTGTTATTACTGACCGTCTTGTTGTAAGTAAGACTTCAGGTACTCCTAGATTTGAAACTGGAATATTTGACCTTAGACTTAATGAGTACATCTATTCTGCCTCATCTAAGATTGCAGGCCAGATTACATACATCGCACCTTATACAGATCCTGTAACTGGTGACCCTGTTGATGAATTAATCATTAACAAAGGATCTACCTTCTTTGGATTACTATTTGAGCGTTTAGTTTCTCTAACTAACCCTAATGTCATCCTAGACGACATTTCACAATCTTCCATTACTCCTACTGAGCTTAATAACTCTGCTGAAAGAATTAATGCTGATTTCCTCGATTTTGAAGAAGTTAGGACTACTGAGATTACATATTCTCAACTTACTGGTGGTGTGCTTGAAGAAGGCGAAGTTATCAGAAATAAGAAGGTTATTTACGGAAATCCAGTTTCTGCCTTCCATGGAATCGCTGCAAACAGATTCTTAGATGGAAAACGCAATATTGCTAATAATAAGCAAGAAATCATCGATTTCGCTGAAGCAAGCATTGCTGTTGAGTTTGAAGACTACTATTTCCCATCTGACATTATTACTAACTCTTGGAGTCGTTATAAGGACGCTTACAGGTTTATTCAGAAGAATAGAGCACTTATCATCGGAATGGCTTTCGATGACATGAAAACTCAGTATCCTGGGTCTACTATTCCTTCAGATGACAAATGTAAGAGAGATATTGGATTATTTGTTGATGCTATCTCTATTGACGCATATTCAGGTGGAAACCGCTATTCTCGTAAGTTTATTCAACAATTCTTCGATACTAACGGTAATCTAACTTATGTTAATGCACAAGCTGCTGAAACACGCTTTGCATACGAAAAGGCTAAAGATCGTTGCTTAGTTGCTATTACTAACGGTTATTCAGGTACAATCAACGCTGTTAACTCTGGAGACTCTTGGGTTGCTTATCAAGACCTTACAATCACTGCTGACCCTTCACCTAACGATGCTTACGGTACTGCTGGATCTAATACCTCCAATACTGATTCTGAGAACTGCTCAGACGTACAGTCTGCACTTTCAACACTTTGGGAGTTTATAGACGAAGCATTGAATATTTCTTCTCTAACTGAGCTTCCTGATGAAGCAGTGGGTGAATATTCACCTCATCAAGAGAAGTGCCGTCGTGACCTTGGATACATGATTGATTCTATTGCAGAAGATCTTGGATCTGGTGGTAACTATAATACCGTTGAATTTACCAAAAAATTCTTCGATGCTGCTGGTGTACCTCTAACTAACGGTATTGTTGGAGAAGAGACAGAAGCAGTCTTTGCATTCAACTCTGCGAAGACATTAATGTATCAGGCGATTAATAACTTGATGTATTGGAAGGAACTCAATACTGCTGGTTATAACCTTAATGATCCTACAACTTACTCTGGTGGTGTTGCTCCTGCTCAAACTTACGATGCAAACTATGCATCTGGTAATAATCAGGATATTAACAACTGTGCTAACGTTAAATCTTATGTTGACACTTTAGCTGGTCTTGCAACAACTGCAATGACTGCTGGTAACTTAACCAACATTAATAACCTTGCACTTGTTTCTGACGGCACATTTGTTGCTAATGAAACTGTAAGGACTACAAAACTTGCATTCAAGGATAAGTCAACTGGATTATTCATTACTAACGATCAAATTAAGGGTATTACCTCTGGTGCTGTATTCAGTGCAATTGGAGTTAATTCTGGTCTTAAGTGGTTATTTGCTGGACCAATTACTGGTACATTCCAAAATGGCGAATATCTAACTAATTCCACTCTTACAAACACAAATTGCTCTCAAAGTGTAATAATCAAGAAAGCTGAGTTACAGGGAACTAAATCGATCTTAATTCCAAGTAACGGTCAAATAGTCTTTAATGAGAGTAAAGATTTTGAATTTGGCACTGGAGACTTCACAATTGAAGGATGGATCCGTCCTGGTGTCAATGTTGGCACACAGGTAATTGTGGACTTCAGAAGACTATCTGCTGCTAATGGATTGAATATCCTAATGGATGGTCAGAAATTGAAGGTATATAACGGCACGACCAATACTATCCTTAGTACAGATGTATTTGCGACTACTGGTACTTGGTATCATATTTCAGTCTGTAGATCAAGTGGTGTTACACAGGCATTCGTAAATGGATCACAAGTTGGATCAAACTACGTTGATACTAATGATTACCTATATGGTGGACTAAAAGTTGGAGCAGACTTTAACCTAGCAAATGGTTGGAATGGTCATATTGATAACTTTGTTGTTAAGAAAGGAGTAGGTGATCGTCAAGCAAACTTCACTTCACCTAATACAATTGATTATACTCTTGACACTATTGTTGCTGGTCTAGATGGTGAAGCACCATTTGTTTGCTCTACTACTGACTGTTATGCTACATTCTGTGGTCAGAATTCTTCATCTGCAACTGCTAAGTCTGTTGATTATGCAGATAGAGATATCATTGTAGAAGACGTTGATACTGGTAGAGCAGAGCAGAAGAGATGTGCTGATATAATTGACCTTAATGGTGCTTGGATTGCAGAAGAAGCAGTCGGTAGAATGAAGGTTGCATTCCCAGACTTTACTATTCGTGGTGATGATCCTGGTAATAACATATATGGTGGTACTAACCTTTGTGTAAGAGATACTAAGGATTACATTCTTGGTGCTCTAATTAAAGACCTTAGAGAAGGTGGAGATTTCCATACAATCTATACTGCAAGGACTTATCTAACTGCTAGTGGTAAATTAGATCACATCGCTGCTGAGATTCTACAGTCTCTTTATACTTGGAATGAAGTATTTAAGATTGTTAATGTAGTCATTACCACAACAAGTACTGATCTAAGTGGTGAGCATAGCACTAGATTGAGAATACCTAATAACTTCTCATCTCCTGCTTCAAGTTCTACAACCGATGAGATTGCCACTTTAGGAGATAACCTACTTAAGGTTGTTGCTCCTATGGATCAGAGATTCAGAGAAGGTGGTTATCAACTTTGGAAGAATAGAGATTATATCGCAGAAGAGGTTGCTGGTTATATTCAAGACAAATATGAGAAGGATATCGATGGTATCACATTTGACTTCCTTGAGATGCCTGGATATGGACAACCATATTGTGAAAGAGATATTAAAGACTTCATACTTCCTGCTGTAATTGCTGACCTTGCTACAGGTGGCACATATCAGACTGAAGCAGTTATTGATAAGTATCTTGATAATCAGAATAATGTCATCCACGTTGAAGCTGAGCTTAATCCAATGCTTGATGCATTTGATTATACTAAGATGCTCTGCTTAAAGGCAATTAACAACTTGTTAATGTCTCCAGGAGAAGCGTCTTCTGAGTTAGGAGCTGGTGCACCAACATATACTCAAGAAGAGTATTATTCACCTCAGTGGACTGCTAGATCTTCTTACAGAGATGAAACTATAGTACTTGACACTGAGGCATATCCTCAAGGTCCAACTGGTAGAAACTCTAATGACAGATATCTTGATGCTGCTGACGTAATCTGGAATAACAGAAAGATTATTTCTAAGGAATGCGTAGCAATAATGAATGACCTCTCTAAGTTTGAGAATCTACAGATTCCTGGTGGAGCAGTCAATTGTGAAGATGACGTACTCGATATGATTGAGGCAGCGGTACATGACCTTCGCTTCGATTGTAACGAGAAGACATATGATGCTGCTGCATTGTATATTGAGACAGAAAATAACTCACTTAAGCATATTGAAGGTGAGTGGGAAGCATCTATCACTGTAGTCAAGATATTGAGAGATATCATGACAATGACAATGCGTAATGCATTTGGTAGAGATTATATTGAAGGCACTGATCTACAGACAACACCAGTACAATCATATGAGCAAAACCCACGTGAGGTAATGTATCAGAAATGTGGTGATGCTATTGATGGTAATATCAGATATATCGCAGAGCAAGCAGTTGCTGCTGGATTAGTCCAATTCCCTAACTTACTCATCCCAGGTGGTCCTGCTAACTGTGTGCATGACGTTACTGATATCTTAAGATCATTAGCGTTTAACCTTAAGTATGGTGGTAACAACTGGATGCAGTATTCTGCTGAATTCTATACCACTTATAATGGTGCTTTAGATCATGTTGCTGCTCAGTCTACTGAGACCATCTGGATCATGAATAAGGCAAAAGAATTTGCTCTTCGTGCAATGAAAGGCCAGGTTATTACAAATAACGCTGGACATAATATTGATCAAAGATTCTATGATGCTGTCCCAAGACCTAACAATTCACTATTCAATTCTGTTGCTGATACAGGTATTATTACTGGACAACCTAATAGTCTTGTAACTAGATCATTCATTGCTGGTGAAGATAAGATTTCTACAACTGATAGTGGCACTGGAATTGTAACTTCTGAAGATGCAGTATTCCGTTGTGTTACAAAACTACCTTCTTCACCAATAGACTGCTGTTTATTTGAAGCAGGTGATTCAACATCTGGTGTTTGGTTAGGTATTAGAGATAGTGGTACATATTTCAGACTAAGAGCTGGTGATGGCACTAACGCTTACACTGGTGGAGCAAACAATAATGATAATGGTCTTGCAATGCTTGACCTACAAATCAGTGGTCTATCTTCATACTTTGATGATGGTGACCACGAGATAGTATGGGAGATCCGTATTGGTGGTAATATTACTACTGGTAGTGGTAGAGTAAAACTTTGGATTGACGGCACACCTATTGGTGAAGCATCAACTCCTGGTGCTAGCTACACTGGTTTAACAGGTGGTGGTGGAATATTTGCTTCTTCTAACTTCGCTGGATATGCGATTGGTGGTGGATCTTTAGTTAACGGTGAAAGTGCTTCAATTAATACTTTCACAATTAATGTTGGTCCTGCTCCTAAGATTGAATACGACATAACACATGCTGCTTATGATAGTAGTAATGGTGATATGGTAATGACCGTGGGGTCACACAACCATACTGTTGGTACTTTCTTATCACTTGCAACTAACTCTATAAACTTCACATGTGATCAAGATAACAATGCTTCAACTCATTCTTATCCTAGATCTGGTGACCCAGCTGGTAATGCTGCTGTAGAAGTTATGGCAGTTGGTGCTACTGCACATACTATAGACTCTGCATCATACAATCCTGAGAATGGTAGCATGTCAATTACTCTACCTAATCATGGTATGAGCGATTCTACATTGCATACTATATCTGATGCTACTTACGATCCTGATACTGGATTATTAGTATGTCAGTCTACTGCACATGGATTCCAAACTGGTGATCAAGTACAAATTAAGAATGGATCTCTAATCTTTACTTGTGCACAAGATAATCATAATACTAAGCACGGTTATCCTAGAGCGAAGGATCCTGCTGGTGATGCTTGGATGTTGGTAGAGCAAGTAACTACAAATAGTTTCACTGTTAACGTTGGTCAAACACCTAAGATCGAGTATGATGTATCTGATGCAGATTACAATCAGATAGATGGTGAATTAGAATTGGAAATTGGTCAGCATCGTTTCGTTGGTGCTACACATCATGTTGCATCTCATGCTGAATATACTGCTGATAAAGGACTTCTAAAATTAACTGTTAGTGGTCATAAGATTACTAAGGGTGAGCAGATTCAGATCTTTGATAACTCCATGACATTCACATGCTCCATGGACAACTATTATAGTGAGCATGTATATCCTAGATCTTCTGATCCTGCATCTGACAAATGGTTAGATGTTGTAGAGTCTGATATTCCTGGTGGTACGTTTACTGTTAACGTTGGAGTATCTCCAACTGTAGGTTGGAATCCAACTGCTGCATCATTTAACTCTACTACTGGTCAATTAGAATTGACAGTTGGATCTGGTCATGGTCTGACTACAGGTACTAATATTAAGATTGCATCTCAGTCATTATCATTTACTTGTGACATGGATGATAACAAATCTATCCATTCATATCCTCGTCACGTTGACCCAATACACAATGAGCCAACACCTATTGTTGGAGTAACTAATACAACAATTATTGTTAACGTAGGTAAGACACCTGAGCAACAATATAATGTAAGTAATGCAACATTTACTCCTGCTGATGGTAAGTTAGTATTAACAACAGATAGAAAAACAACTCTTCGTCAATCTTCAGAGCATAGTATAGCTGGTGCGACATTTGATGGTCAAACTGGATTAATGAGATTGAAGGTTACTAACCACGGATTCTCTGCTGGAGATTACGTTAAGGTTGCTGACGGTGGAGTAAGTTTCACCTGTGATATGGACCAAAATTCTTCAGTCCATGCATATCCAAGAGCCACAGATCCAATGAGTGATAAGTGGATGGATATTAGAAATGTATCTAAAGATGAGTTTGATGTATATGTTGGACGTACTCCACAAATTCCATTCTTAGCAACTGCTGGTGAGTTTGCACCTCTAACAGGTCATTTAAAACTAACCATTGGTGATCATAATCTATCTTCTGGAAAGAATATTATGTTAGCAAAAGAAGCAATAACATTTACTTGCTTCTTAGATGCTCATCAATCACCACATGCTTATCCTAGATCAACTGGATCAAATTATGTTGGTAATGGTGGTGCTGACCCATTCTATAACAAGCCATGCCCAATCATACATGATGGATCACCTTTAACTGCAACTACAGGTACTTCATATAATCCTACAACAGGTATTATGACTGTTGCTTGTGATTCTGCTCATGGAATGAGCAATGGTGATCAAGTTAAGTTTAAAGAAAATGCAGTAACATTCACCTGCTTAGAAGATAACAATGGTACAAACCATGCATATCCTAGATCTGGTGACCCATATGCTAATAGATGGATCACAGTATCTAATGTAGGTCTCTATACATTTGATGTCCAAGTATTAAGTTACGCTCCTTCAACTAACACTACTACTCATACATTCGTGCAGGGTAGCAGTGGTGGAATCACTAAGAAGGATGGCACAATTACTCTTGATGTAGGTGCATCTTCAGATACTACAGATCATATCTTTGTCCCACATCCAGGTTACACTCCAAGCACTATCGTTTATAACCCAACAACAGGTGTTATGAACCTAACCATTAATGGTCATGGATTCGAGAATGGAGATAAGATTAAGATTGATGATAATGCATTGACATTTACATGTGCAATGGATAATCATGCAACTGATCATACTTACCCTAGAGCATCTGATCCATCATCAGGAAAATGGTTAACAGTATCTAACGTAACTGAGCAGAGTTTTGATGTCCAAGTATTAACAACAATTCCTCAGAGTAACACAACTCTACACACATTTAAGAGTGCTAATCCTAACTGTGTTAAGAGAGCATCATTCATCTCTGGTGGAATCTATAACCATACTTACTCAACATCTGTTACTAATTGTGTTAGACATGCTGGTGATAGTGTAAGAATTAAGGATAACGGTTTAACATTCAAGTGTGCTGCTGATGGTAACTCAAGCAACCACTCATATCCTCGTTCTGCTGTTACTACTCATACACCAACTAGCGTTTCTTATGATCCTGTTATTGGACGTATTAACTTCTATATTAACAATCATGGATTCCTTCCATTCTCACATATTAAGATTGCTGATAATTCACTACTCTTCACATGTAAGAAAGATGCAGATTCTACTGGACACCAGTATCCAAGATCTACAGATCCTATAAGTGGAAAGTGGGTACCTATTGTAGATGTTACTGCTAACACATTTAGTGTTGAAGTACTTGATGTTATTCCATCTACAAATACTACTCAACATTCATTCGTATCTTGTGATAATAACTGCATAACTCATAAGAAGGATCACTTCTACGATACTAACATTCCTGTATGGGAAATTGGTGAAACAGATCATACACCTTCTACTATTTCATACAACCCAACTGAGGGTAGTATGCAGATTACGGTTGCTAATAGTTTCGCAGGACCTAATGAGCTTACACCTAGTAATGTTACATTCTATCCTACTACAGGTATATTAAGGTTAACTCAGAATGGTCACACTGTGAAGAATGGTGACATGATGATGATCAGAGATAGCGTCTTTACATTTAGATGTGATAAAGACAGTCAAGCATCTGATCACCTATATCCAAGACCTTCTGATCCTGTTTCTGGTAAGTGGTTAAAGGCATTTAATATTGGTAGTAACACATATGATCTACAGGTTGGTAATCTTTATGGTGACTCACCTATCTCTAATACTACAACTCACGTTTGTACAGTCATTCAAACTGGTGCAATTTATCATGCAAATGACTTTGTAAGATTTGATGAAAATGCAATTACATTTACTTGCAGTAAGGATAACAATCAAACAAACCATACTTATCCAAGAAGATCTGACCCAACATACAGACAGTGGTTACCAATCCGTAATGTAAGTGCTACTGGATTCTCTGTCCAAGTTGGTAAGTCTGCTATTAATGATGTATACGATCATCAATTCGTTTCTGTTGATCCTAATTCATTACATAGACAAACTGGTACTGTTACACTTGATGTTGGTAATGGTCAAATTACTAACCCAACAACTCATGTATTCCAAAGTGCTGTAAGTGGTGCATTAGTTGCTGGTGGTCAGTATGCTCATACCTACATTCCTGGTACTGAGACTTATACTGTAACTGATGCTAACTATCTACCAGCTACAGGTATGATGACCTTGACAATTCCTAATCATGGATTCCATGATGGGGAGAGCATCAAGATCAACAATAACTCTTTAACATTCAGATGTTTACAAGATAGTTTGGGTAGTGATCATTCTTATCCAAGAAGTAGTGATCCTGTAAGTGGTAAGTGGATAACAATTTCCAATTGCACAGATGACACATTCGATGTCCAAGTACTTGAGAATGTCCCATCTACAAACACAACATTACATCAATTCCAGTCTGCAACTCCTAATGGTGTTACTAGAGCACAAGTTGTAACTGGTGGTAATTACAGTCATAAGTTTGTTGCTCCTTCACAACTAACACCAACCAACGTTGCTTATAATCCATCAACAGGTATTATGACCATAACTTCTACGAAGCATGGTCTTAAGAATGGTGGAAGGATTAAGGTACAAGATGGATTTGTTACTATGACCTGCACACAGGATAGTAATCAAACTAATCACTCTTATCCAAGAGCATCTGACCCATATAGTGATGAGTGGATGAAGGTAAGTAATGTCACAGAAGATACATTTGACGTACAAGTATTATTCAATATTCCTTCTTCTAACACTACTACTCACACATTCGTATCAGCAGTACCTAAGAGTATTACTGTTGCGACATTAATGAAGGGTAATGATAGTATTAAGATTGCTGCTAATTCTCTAACATTCACATGTGCTAAAGATGGCAACTCTACTAACCACACATATCCAAGACTTACAGATCCAGCATACAACAATTCATTAAGAATTATTGATGACGGTGTAACAAGACATACTCCAACTGGAGCAACTTATACTCCTTCATCAGGTACGTTGGTGATGACAGTAAGTAAGCATGGATTCTCTAACGGTGACTTCATCAAGTTAGATGATTATGCTTTAGATATGACTTGCACAATGGATGATAATTCATCTAACCATGCATATCCAAGAGGCACAGACCCTGTAAGTGGTAAGTGGGTACAGATTACTAACGTAACTACTGACACTCTCGAAGTGAACGTTGGGTCAACTTCTGCTGCTACATTCACACCTACTGATGCTGATTATGATGCTTATACAGGAATTCTTGACCTTAACATTGGTAATCATTCACTTAAGCAAGGACAGCATGTTAAACTTGCTGACGGTGCAGTCACATTTACATGTGATATGGATTCTAATGGATCTCAACATGCTTATCCAAGAACAACTATTGATTCATTCACTCCTACAGGTGCAGACTTTAACGGTGAGACAGGTTACCTGACTCTTACCTTAGAGAATCATGGAATGGATAATGGATCTCTTATTAAGATTGCAGACAATGCATTGTCATTGAATTGCACAATGGATGGTAACACATCTACTAAGACATATCCTAGATCTTCTGATCCTATCAGTGGTAAGTGGAAGACAGTAGAGAATAAGACAGACAATACTATTGATATCTTCGTTGGTAAGTCTGAGTTTAGAAGTTTCGATCCTCAGAATGTATCATACAATCAGTCTAACGGTAATATGGTAATTACTGTTGGTCCTGATCATGGTATAGAAGTTAACGATAGCATCTATATCAATGAGTACTCGATGACATTCACTTGTGCTCAAGATAATCATTCATCTGATCATACATATCCAAGAGCAAATGGTGTTGGTGGTGCAACTGCTAATGACCCTGCATTCCGTGATGCTGTTAATGTTACTGCTGTTGATGATAGCACTATTACAATTAACGTTAACTCATCACCTAGTGGATCTTCTAATCACGCTCATATCTTCAAACCTGCTGTAGGTAGAACACCAAGTAATGTAACTTATAGTGGTGCATCAGGTGTTATGACAATTACCATGGAAGACCATGGAATGTTAGATGGTGAGCAAGTGATGATTGAAGATAACGCTTTGATCTTTACATGCTCTAAAGATGATCATGCAACTGAGCATGCTTATCCTAGACATGGTGATCCAGCAAGTAATAAGTGGTTAACAATTTCTAACGTAACTCAGGATACATTTAGAGTTGTAGTATTAGATAAGATTCCTTCTACTAACACATCTACACATACATTTGTAACTGCTAAGGTTAACTCAATCCTAAGAGGTACAATTAGAAAGGGTGGATCATTCTCTCATACATTTGTTTCTGCTGTCGGTGGTGGTGTAACTCATAAGAGAGACAGAGCATATGATCATTCTATAGAAATTAAGGATGTAGGACATGCAGAATACACAGCATCTGGTGCAGCATATAATGCTGAGACTGGTGTATTAACATTAACTGTTTTAAATAACCCATTCAGTAACGGTAATAGAATTAAGTTGAAGCCAAACTCAATCACAATGACTTGTGATATGGATGGCAATGCTACCAACCACTCATATCCTCGTGAAGGAATTGACCCATCATATGATAAGTGGTTAGAGGTATCTGGTGTTTCTGGTAATAACCTTAACGTCCAGATCGGTACTACAACTCGTGCTAACTATCTTGTTTCTGATTCAACATATGATCCTACTACAGGTGATATGACACTTAAGATTGGACCTCATGGTTATCATGGTGGATCCTCTCATACTATCACTAATGCATCATATGATCCTATCTCAGGTGATATGGTATTGACCATACCTGCTCATGGATTTACTATCGGTGATAGAGTTAAGGTCGCTCCTGATTCACTTTCATTCACATGTGGAATGGATGGAAATACATCTACTAAGACATATCCTAGGACAACAGATCCGAAGTATAATCAGTGGATGACCATCAGTGATATAACTCATGACACATTTAAGGTCAACGTAGGTACTTCACCTCAGTCGTCACATAACGTAACAAATGCTAACTACAACCCAACATCGGGTGACATGGAGTTAACAATTGGATCACATACTTTAGACGTTGGTGACAGTATAAGAATTAAACCTAATTCATTGACATTCACTTGTGATTTCAATGGAGATGGTAACACAACTAATAAGACATATCCAAGATCATCTGGTGCTTCTACTGCAAATGGTAAGGACTATGCATATGACACTGCTCTACCAATCAGTGCTAAGACTGCTACAACAATCACAGTTAACGTTAACGGAAATCAGGGAGCAATCACTGACGTAACGACACATAACTGGGCAGGTGGTACGTCTGCTGGTGCTGTATTCAGTGGTGGTGGATATGCACATACATTTATCAATGCTGGTATTAATGGACTTAAGGTTTCTCATGAAGCAATATGGATCGAAAATGAGTCATTAGTATTCAAGTGTGGTTTAGATTCATTCGCAACTGAGCACAAGTATCCTCGTGCAAACGGTCAAGGTGGTGCTTCTGCTGATGATCCATACTATGATACTTCTATTCCAATTCAAACAGTTACTGCTGATAGCATAACAGTTAACGTTGGTATTTCTTCTAATATTTCTGATCATACATTTGTAAGATCTGAGAATGCATTCACACCTACAGGTGCATCATTCACACCTGGTAGTGGAGCATTAGTACTAACAATTGCTGGTCACCCATTTGCTAATGGAGACAAGATTCAGATTAAGGATGAGTCTATCGTATTCAGATGTCAGCAAGATAGTTACGGAAGTAATCATGCATATCCTAGAAAACAGGATCCTGCGTCTAACAACGCATGGTTAACTGTTACCTATATTGATGCTAACTCTTTCTCAGTTAACGTTGGTACTTCTTCTAACACTACAACTCACCAATTCCAGTCTGCTGAGACAGGTGCAGTTATTAGAGGTGTTGTTAAGGGTGGTGGATCATATACCCACTCATTCGTAAGTGCACTATCTGATGGTATTCAGTGGGAGAATTCAACAATTAAACTTGATGTTGGTGAATCACATGCTACTGGATATGGAGTATCTGCTGCATCATTCGTACCTGGCACAGGTCTTCTTACAGCGACAATCGGTAATCATCAGCTTAAGGTTGGTAATTACGTTAAGATTGCTAACAAGTCAATGGTCTTCCGTTGTGATCAAGATGGTCAGGCTTCCGATCATTGGTATCCACGTCCTACAGGATTTGGCGGTGCTTCTGGTAATGACCCTGCATACAATAATAGAGTTGAGATTACTGCCGTAACAGGTAATACAATTACAGTTGACGTTGGTACTTCTTCTAACACTACAACTCACGCATTCCAGAATGCTAACTCTACCTACAACACAAGGACTGCATCATACAATCCTGGTAGTGGAGTAATGACACTTAGTATTCCTAAGACTACTAAGACTGCTTCGGGTGCAGCATACAACCCAACATCTGGTACTTTAGAATTAACAATTGGATCTGGTCATGGTCTGACTACTGACGATACTATTAAGTTATTACCTAACTCATTAGTATTCACATGTGATTATGGTGGAGATGGCAACGTAACTCAGGAAACATATCCTCGTGCTGCTGGTGCTGCTACATCATCTGGTGCTGACTACGCATACGATGCTGAGTTGGATATCACTGCTACAAGTGCATCAACAATCACAGTTAACGTTAACGGTGGTCAAGGTGCTGTTACTGACACAACTGCTCATGTATTCCAGTCTGCTACTGCAAATGGAATCTTGGTTGGAAACGGATTCATCAACGGTGAGTACGTTAAGATCGCTGACGATTCATTAACATTCACATGTGGTAAAGATAACAATATTACTAACCACTCATATCCTAGATCTTCAGATCCTTCAAGTGGAAGATGGTTGAAGATCTCTAATTGTAATTGTGATACATTTGATGTCCAAGTATTAAAAGACATACCTTCTACTAACACAACAGTTCATAACTTCGTTTCATCTACTGCTGCTAACGTAACAAGATCTGTTATTACTATCGGTGGTGAGTATAACCATACATTCCATTCTGCTGCATCTAACGGTGTAACAGTTGGAGGTAACTATACACATACATTCGCAAGTGCGAAAAATAACAGTTTACATAGACAGTCTGGTAAGATTACAGTTGATGTTAACATCGCTCCTTCTTCTGCTGATCTATATGATCATACATTCGTAAGTGCTCTAGCTGGTGCTGTTATAGGTGGTGGTAGTTACAGACATACCTTTGTATCTGCTGAAACAAATGGTGTTATTAAGGCAAATGATTATGTTATGTTTGATGACTTCTCATTAGGATTCACATGTGATCTTGATAAGGATGTTACTCCTCATACATACCCAAGACCTACTGACTATGCAAGTAACCAATGGTTACCAGTACATAACGTAGCTACATCTACATTTGATGTTGGTGTATTAGGATTTGATATGATTCCTTCTACATTCCTAGGAACTCATACATTCTCACATGCTAAGAAGAAGGGTCTTAAGAAGCAAGACGGCACTATTACTGTTAACGTAGGTAAATCTCCAGCTGGAAATACATATCAGCATACATTTGTAAGTGCTAATGCTGGTGCTCTAGTTCAGGGTGGTAATTACAGACATACATTTGTATCTGCTGCTGCTAACTGTATTACCGTTGCCAATGATGGTACACAACTAACACCTACAGACGCATACTATGAGCCTACAAGCGGTCAGTTAACTCTAACTGTTGCTGGTCATAGTCTCGGAACTGATGATTCTGTCGTTATCGCAAGTAATTCATTAACCTTTACTTGTGCACAGGATAGTAATACTACCAACCACACATATCCACGTATTACAGACTTTGCTGATGGTATGAAACTACCAGTGCAGAATGTCAAGTCATGGGCATGGCCTACAAGATCTGATCTTGATTACTATAGATCACGTCTAGTTGATCCTGCATATACTGGCAATGAGTCTTCTGCTGTAGAAAATGAAATTGGTAATCTTGTTACCTTCGCAACAGATGCATTCAGTAGTCCTAATACTATTGCTGGAAGATCTTACACCCTACCAACTGTATGGCCTGTTAAGTATACTCCTGATGTAGTTGCTAGAGATTTAACAATCACATACGATACATCTGGTGGTGGTCAAGATGCTAATGGTAACTGGGTTGGTACATGTAATGAAACTGCTTCTGCAATTAGCACAATTGCTGACATATACATTCAGACTATATCTCAAGCACAAAATAATAATCAAAACTATCTTGTTAATAACGTAACTAAGACATTCCCATCTGCTTATACTAATACAGTATACCAGTCAGGTACATGTTATAACGTCCAGTCTGCAATCGATACCTTATTCGATAGCATGACTAGCACTCTCGGTGCTGGCACATATAATAACAAGATTATTGCTAATATGATCCTCTTCAATCAGCAAGCAATTGCTGGAAGAGCATTCGCTGATACACAAGCAAGTTATCCAACTACTACCTTAACTATTGACTTCTGTAACGATGTCCTTAAGGCAGTACGTTATGACTTGATTACTGGTGGTAACGCTGGATCATTCTCCCTAACACAACTATGGTTTGACGGTGAGGGTAACTTTATTGCATTCCCAGATGTTGTTAGATCTCAGATTCTATTTGCTCTAACAAGATGTAGAGAATACATTAAGAGCATCATGTATCTTGCTGTTGCTGATAGTGTATGGAGTCAGTATGATGTATGGCAACCAACTGATAGACTTGAGTGGAATCAAGAAGCAGTCGAGTTTATAATTGACTCTTCACTTAACCCTATTGAGTTTGCTCTAGAGAGATCACAATTCCCAACAGAAGCAAGAGTCACATTCGTTGCATCTACTGATGCTATCAACCGTGTTACTAGGTATGAGGTAGGTTGGGACTATAACACTGACCCTGCATTGGTTACTCTAACTCCAGAAGTTGAAGTTGGATTTGACCGTGCTGAGTATAGGATTAGAATTAATCGTGCTAACAACTTCAGACGTGGTGACGTACTAAGTTACATCCCTGCATCTGATACATCATTATCTGGATTGACAAATCAACCTTATTTCTACTGCTTAACTGCTACTGCACAGTGGTTTGAAATCGGTGCTTCTTATATCCACGATGGTAGATTTAGAGTCTTACAGGTAGACACCTCTAACTCTGGATCACAAATCATGGCAGTTGTACAGAGAAGTGGTATTACACGTAATGCTCCAGTCTATGCAATAGACCCATCTGATACTCCAATACAAGGTGGATTTAATCCTGCTGACGTTATCTACGGTAGTGTTTCTGCTGCTGAGTCTGAGATAGGAAGAATCCAAGATAACGAAGCAAGTATTATTAAGTTAGCTACACATTATCCTATCACTGGAATGTCAACCACACAGGGTGGTGAATATGAGATCTTCGCAAATGGTGAAACATTACAAGTCCAAGGTGCTACTGCTAACACAGGTGTAGTATTACAGACAGCAAGATCTACTGATGGTACATCGATAGTTAAACTACAAAATATCGCTGGTACAATTAATCAAAATGATGTATTGGAAGGTGCAACCACTGGTGCAACTGGTACTGCTGGTATCCCAACTACTAGATTCTTACTTAATGTTTCCTTGGGAGCATTCGCTACAGGCGATTGGTTCTTCTCTAAGGAATCAAATACTGAAGGATTCATTGACAACTATAGCAATAAGTCTGGATCACTAACAGGTAATACTGGTGGTCGTATCACGATAGACGTTGAAACAATTGATGAGCAGTGGGTACCTGGTGATATTATCTACGGTAGTGTTACTGCATACATCCTTTCAGTTAAGGGTATATCTGGCACACAGATTCAACTCAACCAGTACATACATGGTATTGCGGTATATGAATTAGATCTCGGAGTTGCAATTATTGATATCGGCACTAATGACACATTCCGTGTTGGTGATGAAGTATCACTCCTACAAGGTACTGCTGAGAAGAATCCAGGATTCAAAGCAACTGTAACCAAGTATATCAATGGTTTAGAACTTGAGAATACAGATCCTAATTATGGCATACACAAACTTTGGGTTGCTAACGTAATCCCAGTAGGCACAGGTGAAACAATAGATGCTGTAACTGCTGGCACAAATAACATTGGTAAGATTGATCTTGGATCTAACTTCCCAAGCATATATGCTAACGTTACTAACGTAACTACAACCACTTATAGCTCTTACGCTAAGGTTGTATCAATCGAGCAAGTTGGTATTACTGCTGAGATCTGGGTAGAAGCAGCAGATGGCGTTTTCGTTGATAACATGTCCATCATTTCCGACTACGGATGGGGTGGTGCAGTTTCATCTGCTCGCACACTTGAGGGTAGAGTTGATCGTTACTTCAGAGGATTTGACGGCACACAGACACAGTTTGACCTCACCATTTCTAATGGTCAGGCATACTTCCCTGATCCTGCTGGTCATATACTCGCATTCGTTAATGGTATCTTACAACCTCCAGGTGGTAACAATGCTTACGTTGCATTCTCTGACAAGATTCAGTTCTCTGAGCCTCCTGTAATTGGATCACAATTCGTTGGTTACTACGTTGGTAAGTTACGTCAGTTAGACGATATCAGTTATGAGTTTGACTCATTGAGATCTTCATTCAACCTTAAGCGTAGTGGATTATTCTACTCCTTGACACTAACTGAAGGTGTTTCATCTAACGTTATCCGTCCTGAGAATAACATTCTCGTATCACTTAACGGTGTTATACAGGAACCTGGACTCGCATATGAGATCGTTGGTTCACGATTAATCTTCGCTGAAGTCCCACGTGCGGGATCAACCTTCGTTGGTTTCTCATACATTGGATCTGACGCAGACGTTATCGCAGCAACCGTTGTCCCACCAATCGAAGCTGGCGACAGACTTGAAATAGACGGTGAAGAATTTGCTCGTGAGGTTGCTCTAATTGAGTCTTCTAACTCACTAATCACCTTCGAGTACACTGGATCTGTTAAAGGTAGAAATGCTGATGCTATCGCTGCTATCACCTCTGGACAAATCACGAATGCTAACCTAACCAATTCTGGTGATGGTTACGTCTCACGTCCTAACGTTGACGTTATCTCCTCTTCTGGATTTGACGCTCGCATCAAGGCATTGATGGGTGTTACTAGAATTGATGTTAAGACTTCTGGTATTGGTTATTCCTTACCAAACGTTGCTATCGACAATGAAGTACCTGACAGTTTCACAACTCCAGAAGGATCTCCTGTTAACGGTGGATTCGACGTACTCGCTGGTGAAGGTAGCGAATACACAGGTGGTGGTGGAGATATCGTTGCTGGTACAATTGCAATCACGCAAGACCCAGTTAACGTGACAGTTAACCAAGGTTTCTCTGCTGCATTTACAGTTGTTACTACCGTGACTAACGGTGAGACAATGAATTATCAGTGGCAGAAGAAGGAGTATGGCACACAGACATGGAGCAACATTATTGGTGCTAACCAGTCAACATTCAATACTCCTGCAACTACACAGGCAGACGACAGCGATGAATATCGTGTTGCGATCACTGCATCTGGTGCAACTCCAGTTTACTCACTATCTGCTGTATTGAGCGTCCAGACAGGTGCTACTATAATCAGCAACTTCACACCTAACCTCATCTTCGATGACATCTAAATAATCCCATGAGCGCAACAGCAAGCTACGACCAATCAACCAAGATAATCACGATTGCATCGAATGGGTTACCAACGCCAGTGGCGCATGGTACGTTTCCTAACGATAACAATCCTAATGTACCTACTGAACAGGATTTCGATCATGATTTCCTTTACAGAGGTGGTACATTTGGTACTTCTAGGACATTTGATACTAACGTATACACACACGATGGTTTCATCCGATCAATAACATTGTCAGTAAATGACCTTACCACCTTCACTGGTGGTAATATTGTTGCTGGTGACCATGTGATGTTTAAGTTTAGTGATGGACTACACTTAAGATACCTTTACAAAGGTACTGAGTTTACTTCTATTGCTGGTGAGTTCTGGTTAGCATCAGATGATAGGTTGGATCTGATAATGGATACCCAGGAGATCACTCCTATTAATGGCACATATGAGTATTGGGATAGTAGAAATGGTAGGACTGCCACTCCACTAGGGGATATAGGTATTGCTGGTAATGGAGTTAGTATTTTTAACCCTTCTGCTGGTGCTGGACTCAATCCTCCAGCTGGATTTAGTTGGGTTGCTGCTGGAGATGTACCATTTGTAAATACTGGAGAAGATTCTTGTGGTGGTCACCCTGAACAATCAGGACAATATCACTATCATGACCCACATTTTTTAGATTGTTGGAAAACTAATTCAACAATGGCAAGTTATAACGATTATTATGGCACTACACAGTTTAATGGTAACAATATTCGTCATCCTGACGGTCATTCTAAGATAGTTGGTATAGCATTTGATGGATTTCCTATTTACGGACCTTTTGCATACAACTCACCATTTGATAATCTGAGTGGTACTAGGACAATGAGGTCTCAGTATGGTATAAGAGACCAAGAAGCACCAGGAAGACCTGATTATGGCACAGATTCTGACAATCCTCCTGCTGGTGCACTCATGGAGGACTATGAATACGTCGAAGGTACTGGTGATTTAGACGTACATAACGGTAGATATTGCTTTACACCTGAATATCCCACTGGAACCTACGCATATTTCTTATCAGTAGACCCAGATGACAATGATATAACTAAGTTTCCTTATATTATTGGTAATACAACTAGAGAAACTATTGATACAACGTTTACTATATCACCTGTATCCAGTGGTGGAGATGGTGGAGATGGTGGAGACCCTCCAGTTGCTCCAATATTATCATTCCCACTTCAACCACAGAATGTTACAACCAATTCTGGTCAAACTGCTACCTTCAATATACAGAAGTTGGTAACACCAGAGGACGGACCTGTCCAGTATCAGTGGTATAGATCTACAGATGGTGGTTTCGCATTTGCTGTGATCACAGGTGCTACGACAGACACCTATTCTTTGACTGCATTACCCTATATGACAGGGTATCGCTTTAGATGTCGTATAACTGGTCCAACTGGTGCACCACTTCCTGCTTCTAACTCACCATTAGATTCACAAGCAGCAATATTGACCGTTACTGGTACTGGTGGTAGCGGTAGTACGGACAATAGATTCGATAGTACAGCATCTACTATGGATTCTACCTTACAATCTTATGATGGTACCTAAATAATCCTGTAATCAACTATTCAAATGGCTAAACAATCACTAAGTATTGGTACTACCGCTAATGACGGCACAGGCGACAGTCTAAGAGATGGTGCTATCAAATTGAATCAAGTCATTGATGAGATTTACGCCAATCTAGGTAACGATACCAATCTACAAGTCAATGTAGGATCTCCTACAACTGGACAAACCTTAGTATGGAATGGTGCTCAGTTCTCTGAGGGTCATTATAATGCATTTACTTCTGATGTAGATGTAGCAGGGTTTAAAATTGTGTCATCTTCAAATGGTGACGTAATTATACAACCTAATGGCAGTGGTGATATCAAATTCTGGGCTGCTAACACTGGATCAGCATTAACATACGTCGATGGTGCTGATGGAAAGTTGAAATGGTCTAATGACTTTGCAACTTCTGGTGACCTACCAGCATTTACAGACCATAAAGGTATGTTTGGTGTTGTAATTGATGAATCTGCTGCATATTATGCAACTAATGCAGCATGGACAAAGATTATAGACACTACATGTAGTGTAGGAATGCTTGATGACGTAGATATGACAGTCGGTGGAGGTCCGAGCGATGGTCAAGTTCTTAAATGGTCCGCTGCAAATACTAAATGGGAGCCTGCTAACGATCTCGAAGGATCTGGAGGAGGCGGTGGCACGACTCAAAACTTATTTGAAGGATTCACTGCTGACACTGGCAGTACTACTGCTAGTGCTGCTACTGATGTTCTTACAGTTGCGGGAGGCACTAATGTCTCGACTACAATCGTCGGAGACACCCTCACAATAGACATGACAGGGGCACTTGGTGATGCAAACCAAAATGCCTATGGTGTTATTGGAAGTGATGTAGGATCAAAAACAGCAAGTAGCACAACTGCTACTATCAATGTCATTGGTGGTACTGGTATAAGCACTGCTATATCAGGAGATAACCTAACAGTAACCAATGATTCTCCAAACGTATCACAGAATATATTCCAGACAATCGCTGGTGATAGTGGTACCACTGCTGCTGGAAGTGCAACTACTACATTAACTGTAGCGGGCGGTAATGGAGTTACAACTGCTGCAACAGCAGACACATTAACGGTAAATGCAGATCTTTACCTTGCATCAAGTGCATCTTCAAATGATAATATCGTATTCAACGGTACTGCATGGGAACCTGTAGAAAGTCCTACAGTTAGTTTCACAGTCACAGCACCTACCATGAGTGACTACCAGTTCTCAGGTGGTGGTATGGATACTTCATCTAATAACCCAACAATCTATGTCCATAGAGGGTTTACATATAGATTTAATAACTCTTCTGGTGTGGCACACCCATTTGAATTGAGACAGTCAGCAGGTGGTTCTGCTGTAACTGTTGGTGTTAGTGGATCTAATACTGGAGTACAATATTATACAGTACCAATGGCTCTTGCTGCTGGTACAACTTATGTCTACCAATGCACACTTCATCCAGCAATGGTTGGAGATATTATAGTGGTCTAATATGACAAGAACCGTACCTGGATCTGGAGCACAAATCTTCCCTGTATTTAATAGTATATCAGGGGTGAGGGATGTCTATGTGATTAATTCTGGTAGTGGATACGATCCTAATGATCCACCCAGACTTCGTATTGACAATTGTGGTACTCCAATTCGTGATGCTGTTCTAAGACCTGTTATAGAAGGTGACGCTGGTGAGATTACTGCTGTAGAAGTATTAGATCCAGGTGAAGGATATAACCCTTTAAAGTTAGTAGTAGAAGATGATGGTTCTGATAATCATGCAGATGGTATAGTATATCTGAAAGAAGACGGTAGCGTTGACTTTATTCAGATAACCACTCCTGGTGATGGTTATTATAATGCTACTGCTAAAATTGAAGGTGGTGGTGGATCTGGTGCTGAATTGATACCAGTAACAGGACTGATAACTGGTCTTGCTATTGAAGAGCAAGGTAGAAACTATACAGAAGAGGATGTTAACCTCATCATATCAGGTGGTGGTGGACAGGGTGCAACTGGTGTTGCTGCTGTTAATCCATTTGGTGAAGTTAGTTCAATAACCCTGACAAACCAAGGTGAGTTCTTTGAATCTCCTCCTTTAATACAGATAATTAAGGGTGGTGGATCAGGAGCAACTGCTGAAGCATATATTAGTCTAGGTCAAATTACAGAAATCAATCTCTTAGCAGGTGGCGGTGGATATAGTACGCCCCCAGAGATTATCTTTACTAGGGATACAAACCTTATTAGAGAAGCAAGAGTTAGACAGTCGTTAAACGCAGTTACATACAACCTTACAGGTATTACAACTGATTTAACATCAAGTCAAACAGAAATACCAGTTGAAACTACCACTCCTTTCCCAGGTTCAGGTAAAATTCTACTTGGTAGAGAGTTAATTAGATATACAGGTAGGACACAGAAGGGTATAGACGGTGCTACTTACGATGCTTTCACTGGATGTGATAGAGGTATTAACTTCCGTTTCGATCAGAAGGTAATACTTGATAATTTACAGGATGATCCAAATACAGGACTCACTGCTTATAATTTCAGTGTTACTGACAAGGTAAGAAGAGTACTTGAATCATCTAACAACCGAGTTGCTATCGTTTACGACTGGGATGTTGAACAAAGAGCACTATATCTAACCTTTGAGGTTGATGAGTTAGCATTCATCGATGGTGGTAGATCTAATGAGAAGGCAAAGAACATAGCATTCGTTGCTGGTACTTCTGGATCATCAGGTACAGGTATTGAGCCTCATATCTTAGTTGAAAAGGAAGGAAGTGACATCGTTACTTTCACTGTACCTCTAGGACTCATCCTTAACAGGGCATTTGAAGATGATGATGAAGAGTATACTGATAGTGAGGGTATACAACGATTTGGTGATGGTATTATTGACTTAGTTAACACTGGGACTGACTTTGAAAACCAGATTAATTTAGATGGGGGCATCGCACCGTCTAAATATGGTATAGAAGAAACTCTTGGTGGTACCAATACTACCCTATTACAAATTGGTGACCAAATATATGATGGTAGTCAAAATGCTTTAGTTGCAACAGTACAATCTGCTGGTCAACTAGGGGATGGTGACACTCACGTTGCTACAGCAACTGCTATAATTGAATATACTACTTCCACACTCCACCGTGTAGCACCAGCAGAAGAAGTTGAAGGTATTACTACTGGAGTTAAAGCACAATCTGTCACTAGGACTCCTGGTCCTAAGAATGGACAATATACATTAACAGTCGAAAGTCTAGTTAATAATGGTGATACTTACAAGTTTAATGTAGGTGAAGTACTCCGAGGTAACTCATCTGGAGCACTAGCCAACATCAAATCTGTTGAATATAATAAATTTGCCCGAAACGAGGGTGAATAACACACATAAATAAAAAGAAGGCAATTGTATAGTAATGGCATTACTTACCGACCAATTTAGAATATTTACTGCCGAAAGGTTCAGGAAGGCACTTGAAGGGCCGAATCCTACTCAGTCTGACCTGGAAGCGGGTACTAGTCGGGATCGCCTTTACGTGTTTATTGGTAGACCACAACCGTGGGATAACGAAAATGCACCTCCAGACCCAGTAGATTCATTCCAAGAATTCTCCGATGACTATTCGGACATGATCTCCCTGAAGAGAGTGTTAGCAAATGACACCATTCAGGTTATTCGACGTACTGACTGGATTCCCCCAGAGCAAACAACTGGTGGACTTGGTTATGTTTATGATATGTATCGCCATGATTACTCCTCGACTAAAACTGCATCATCGGGTGCGACTAAACTTTACGACGCAGATTTCTACGTTGTTAACTCGTCTTACCAAGTTTACAAGTGCATTTACAACGGCACCAGTCCTTCTGATCCTAATGGTAAACCTAGTACTGTTGAGCCTACTGGCACCTCCACTTCAATTATCACAACTGCTGATGGTTACCGTTGGAAGTATATGTTTACGATCCCTGTTGGTCAGGTCTTAAAATTCTTCTCCAACGAATACATGCCTGTGTTGTTTGACACTGCTGTTGTTGCTGATGCTATTGGTGGAGAGATTGATACTATTGTTATTGGATCATCTGGTGCAGGTTATAACAACGGTACCTATGAAAACGTCCCTATTAAAGGAGACGGAGTTGGTGGTAGAGTTTCACTTGTTGTAGACGGTGGTCGTATTGCCTCTGCTACTGTTACATCTGGTGGATCTGGATACACCTTTGGTAAAGTAATCATCGATGAAGTCAACGGTATTGGTGCTGGAACAGGTACTGGTGGTAGCGTTGAAGTTGTTATACCTCCTACTGGTGGTCATGGAGCATCTCCTGCTACTGAGTTAGGTGGTTTCCGTGTGATGATCAACACCAAGTTCACCTACGATGAAGGATCAGGTGACTTCCCAACTGACAACGACTATCGTCGTATTGGTTTGGTAATTAATCCTAACAAGTTTGGCACAACAGAGTTAACATCAGATTTAACATTGAGTGCAACAAAAGCGGCTATCTTCGCACCTACGTTTACTGGTAACTTCCAGACTGACGAGATTATAACCCAGTCTCGTACCGTTGGAGGTCAACAGGTAACAGCAAGAGGACGTGTTATATCATGGAATAACACCACTAAGGTACTTAAGTATTATCAGAATAGAATTGATGGAGTATTCCCAGAATTCACTGGTAACTTAATAGACTTTGAAGGTGGTAACCCAATTGTGGGTGCTACTTCAGGTGCATCTGCTGACCCAGACATTAACTTCCCTATTGTTTCAGGATCCTCTACGAGGGTTATTAACAATGCTGAGTATGACTTAGGTATGGCATTTACTAATGGTTATGCAAAAGCAGAAGTTGATCCTAACTCTGGTGACGTTATCTACATAGATAACAGAGGAGCAATTACTCGTGCTGGAGACCAAATTGAAGACATCAAAATCGTAATCGAGTTCTAAGACATGCCACAGAATACTAATTTAAACATTAGTCCTTACTTTGATGACTTTGATAAGGACAAGAATTTTTACAGAGTCTTATTTAGACCAGGATATCCTATCCAGGCAAGAGAACTCACGACTATGCAGTCGATCCTTCAGAACCAATTGGAGTCTGTTGGACAACACTTCTTTAAAGAAGGAAGCATGGTCATACCAGGTCAGGTGGGTTATGACCTTCAAGTGCAAGCAATTGTCCTTCAACAATCATTCCTAGGGGTAGACGTTGAGACGTATCGTACCCAGTTAAATGGACAGATTATTGAGGGTATTACTACAGGTATTAAGGCAAAGGTACTATATTCTATCCCTTCTACAGAAAGTACTAAGGGGTATGTTACACTGTACGTTAAGTACGTTGAGTCAGGTGACACTACCAGTGACACTACCCTTAAGACTTTTCAGCCCAACGAGCAACTATTGGCCGAAAATGAAATCACCTTCGGGACTACACTGATTGAAGTAGGATCACCATTTGCTCAACTTTTACCAGTCAATGCAATTGCGGTAGCATCTACTGCATATATCAATGCTGGTGTTTACTTTATTAGAGGACATTTCGTTGATGTACCAAGCTCATATCTCATCCTTGATCAATACGATAACAACCCATCTTACAGAGTTGGACTTGAAGTTAGTGAGTCAATCGTTACGCCAGAAGATGATCCATCGCTTAATGATAATGCGGCTGGCACATCTAACTACAGTGCTCCAGGTGGTCACAGATTTAGAATTAAGACTACTCTCACTAAGAAGCCAATCACAGATGAGACAGATAAGAACTTCATTGAATTATTGCGTATCAACCAGTCAAAGGTTGAGCAATTCGTTACTAGCACTGCATATTCAGAGCTTGAAAGATCTATGGCTCGTCGAACATACGAAGAGTCTGGAGACTATGTAATTGATACCTTTACTGTTAAGGCAAGAGAGTGTTTAGATGATGGTTTTAACAACGGTGTATACCGTGCAGGTGATACAACTGCTGATGGTGCACTAGCATCTGATGATCTAGTTGCATTTGAGGTATCTCCAGGACGTGCATATGTTAAAGGATACAGGACTGAGTTTCTTGTACCACAATATGTTGATGCTCCTAAACCAAGAGATTTCGATTCAGTACAAAACGCTATCCTAGCATTCAGATTAGGACAGTATGTAAAAGTTTACGATGTGTATGGATGGCCCGACCTAACTGGTGAAGGTGTTACATCTGCATATCAAACCCTAGAGATATATGATGACTGGACACTGAATACTACCAACACTACCCAAGGTACGATGATTGGTAGGATGCGTACGGTTCAGATCCAAGAGACTAACCTAAATGGTGTCTGGGATTTATGGATATTTGATGCCCAAATGTTTACTGCAATCAACTTTGCAGCAGGTAATCAGACCGTACAGGTGGGTGATTTGATCCGAGGTAGGTCATCTCAAGCAACAGGTTTCGTTGCTGAAGCAGGTTCAGGTACTAACTGTAGACTGGAGCAAGTATCAGGTGTCTTCCAAAATGGCGAGGTAATGGAGCGTGATGGCCGAGTTGTTGGAACACTGGAAGCAGCACATACATTTAACTTAACTGATGGTAGACATGTAGTTGGTAGAAACGCAGGTAACGCTGTTATCTTCGGTGCTAACTTAATGTTGAATGATGTTAGGATTATTGAAGGTACAACTATCACTATTGACCAAGCAGGTAATAGTAGACTAGAAGGATTTAGGACAAAGTTTGCACAAGACTTACGTCCAGGCGATGTAGTTACATCTACTAACACATCTGAAGAGGGTGAGAATACTCTTAGAATTCAGACAGTTGATGTTACTGCAATCAACACAACTTATACAAACGCTGCTACAGGTCAGTCAGCATACATCTTTGACTACCTCAACCAGTATGCTGGATTAGAAGCAGGTGCTAAAAAAGGTACTGTTAATGATGGTGAGGTAGGTGCTCTAGCAAGGATGCGTCCATTCGTATTCCAGAAGGACTACCAGAATGGTGAGTTATCTATTGACTGTCCTAGGACATCTATGAAGTCAATCTCTGACGAATCATTCTTTGTATTCAGGACATTCACTAATAAGACTGTTGTATCTGGTGGTGTTACTGTTTCACTACCTGAATCAGAGCAGTTTGCAACACTTGATGATGAGAACTATATCCTAACTATTATCTCAGAATCTGGATCTGCATGGTCTGTAGGAGATAACTTAGATATAGATGGTCTTGCTACCCTTGGTACTTTGACAGTTACCTTTGGTGCTGACAGACAGTCAATCACTATTGATGGTCTTGCTAACGTATCTACTATCAAACTAACTGCACTGGTATCTAAGAATATCGTCAGTAAGAAGATTAAGACTGCTGCTAAGATGAGAGCGTTGAAAGTTATCCGCACTCGTATTAACAATGACCAACAGAAATATGGTTTAGCATATGGTAACCTATATGGCACACGTATTGAAGATGAAGAGATATCATTTGCGTTGAATGACGTATATAAGGTACATGCTGTATACGAGTCAGAGGATGATGGAGATGCATCACCTCCATATATTGTATTAACAGAGTCAACCTTCTTTGATAATGGAACAGTTATCATAGGTAAGACATCTGGTGCTCGTGGTAGAGTTATTCAATTTATTAACGCTACTCTAAGACTATACTATGTCCAGTTAAATGAAATTCCATTTGCTGCTGGTGAGTCTGTAGAGGGTGTAGATGATGATGGAATTCCTTTATCAGCATTCGTTGATGACGCTGAGGGATCAGTATTCAGAGGTAGTAAAGTTGTTACTACACAGTATGAGTTAGATCCAGGTCAGAAAGCACACTACTATGATGTCTGTAAGATTGCTAGACTTCCACAGTATACTCCACCTATTCGTAAACTATTAGTAGTCTTTGATTACTTCATTCATGAATCATCAGGAGATTACTTTGCTGCTCAATCATATACAGGTATATCATATAAAGATATTCCAACCTATAAACTTGATGGATCTATTAACTGGTTAAGAGACCAAGTAGACTTCCGTCCAGGTGTAGGTGAGTTAGCGTCTGGATCAGGTACAGTTACTGCACCATTCTATGTAAACTGCGCCTCGCTTGACTTTGCGGCCAGACAATTTGATACCTCTGGAGGTACTGGAGGATCTACCATCTTCGATATACCGAAGGTGAATACAGAGATTCGTATGGACTATTCATACTATCTCCCACGTGCAGATAAATTATATCTAACGCACGATAACAAGCTTAAGATAGTTAAGGGTGTATCCTCTGAGGATCTACCACCCCCAGATGGCATTTCTAATGCTATGCTATTAGCACAGATTGAATACCGTCCCTACACATATGATGTAGAGAGAGATATTCTAATCAGTCCTGAGATTATCAGACGATATACCATGAAGGATATCGGTGATCTTGAGACAAGACTAGAGCATGTAGAATACTACACATCTCTATCTCTACTAGAATCACAAGCAGAAAATACCAAGACATATGATGATAACGGATTTGACCGTCTTAAGAATGGTTACGTTGTTGATGACTTTACCGATCACAACGTTGGTGACGTTCTCTCAGTTGACTACAAATGCTCTCTCGACTTCAAGAATGGATTCCTTAGACCATCACACTATACAACCAACGTCCCACTTGAATTAAATATGGCAGCGTCTTCCAATATTGTGAAGACTATTGGTAACATGGCATTGCTACCATGGGATGACTTAGCAATCATTACTCAACCATATGCATCTAGAGTAGAGAATGTAAACCCATTTAACGTGTTTACTTTCATTGGTCGTATTGACCTTACTCCTGCATCTGATGACTGGGTTGATATTAAGAGATTACCAGCTCGTGTTGAAAACGTAGAAGGTGACTTCTCCTCTGTATCAAGAGATATGCAGGTAGACCAGAATGGATTCGCTCCTATTCAGTGGGGATCATGGAAGACCAACTGGACAGGTGAATCACTACAATCTACTTCACAGTTTAGAAACAGATCAGGATCATTCAGTTCTGGTGGTCGTAGACTAGGTAGATTAGGTCACGGACAAGGAAGACAGCCTCTATTCGTACATGAAAGACGTACTTGGAGGGTTGTTAACAACCAAGCAAGACAGGGTATTAAGACTCGTGTTGTTGCTAAGATTGATAAAAAATCTCTAGGAGATACACAGTTATCTCAAACAGCGATACCTTGGATTAGGTCTCGTAACGTTTCATTCAACTGTGATAGGATGAAGCCTCGCACAAGAATCTATGCATTCTTCGATGGTGTTAACGTAACAACTTACATCACACCTAAAGTTATTGAGATTGTTAAGTCATCTACTGCTGATCCTAATACCAACGAAACACCTTTCGTTGAAGGTGAGACTGTAGTTGGTAGTATCTCAGGATGTAGATTCAAGGTTGCTCCTGCAAATGATGGATATAAGACTGACCCATACGGAGTCGGTGCTTCTACATTAGCAGAGTCCTATGCATCGCAGACACCTTATATTAATATTGATACTGGATCTTTATCAGAGAGTGTCAACCCTAACTACTACGGCAATATGAATGTCGGAGAAGTATTGGTAGGACAGACATCTGGTGCACGTGCAGTTGTCAAAGACCGTCGTTTACTTACAGACAATGTTGGTAGTTTCAAAGGATCATTCTTTATTCCTAACCCAGGTAACGATTCAAACCCTCGTTGGGCTACAGGCACAAGGACATTCCGTTTTACCACGTCGAACACAAACAGTAAGGCGAGTGGAGAAGTAGATTCATCTGCTGATACTACATACTCAGCACAGGGTACGTTGAAGACTGTTAGAGAAAACATTCTTTCTATCCGTAATGCTGAATTAGTTAAGGATACAGTTTCTGATACTAGATCAGTTAATACTACTAGGACAGAGACAAGACAGATTGGTTGGTATGACCCTCTTGCTCAGTCATTTATATTTGCTGAAGAAGGTGGTGTATTCCTAACTGGTATTGATGTATTCTTCAAGACTAAGGATGCTAACATTCCTATCTCTATGCAGATCAGGACTATGGAGAATGGTTATCCTACTAAGGATATTCTTCCTTTCTCTGACGTAACAATAACACCTGATGCTATTGAGTTGTCTGACAATGCAGCAATTGCATCTCGTTTTGTATTCAGATCTCCTGTATACATTAAAGCATCTACTGAATATTGTTTCGTATTACTATCTGACTCTAACGAATATCAAGTCTGGATCTCCAGAATGGGTGACGTTGATGTCACAGGTACAAGGACTATATCAGAGCAGCCATATGCTGGTGTCTTATTCAAGTCACAAAACGCATCTACATGGACTGCTGACCAGTATGAAGACATGAAGTTTACTGTCTATCGTGCTGCGTTTAATCAACTATCAGGTACTGCAATTCTTAATAATGCAGAGTTGGGTAAAGGTAATGGTGGTATTCATCAACTAATTGAGAATCCAATCCTTACACTGAAACCTACTCAGATATTACAACTACCTGCTGGTCAAAACTTTAACTTCACTATCGGTGCAAGAATCACACAGAGTCCATCTGGTGCATCTGCTACGATTAAAGAATTTGATGCTAACTCAGACCCAGAGAAGATAACCATCACAGATATTGATGGTGCATTCGCTGCTGGTTTCTTAGATGCTAACAACGATCCTTTCCAAGGTCTTGCTTCATCTCAAGCAGTATCAACTATAGTATTGTCTGCTATTTACAACGGCACATTTGAAGTAGGTAACGTAGTTAGTGGATCTACATCCTCTGCTACTGGTATCGTTACAGATTATGATGCAGGTACAAATACACTGACTCTAAACTATATCACTAAAGCATTCGATGCTAGTGATACGTTATCAGAGCCAGGAGGCACAAGTGCTACCATTACAAGTATTTCTTATAGTGGTGACTCCTATGTTGCTTATCCAACAGGCACTCCTTCTTATCCTAATGATGATAAGGAAATAGCAATCTCTTGTAGAAACCATGGTATGCATCAACGTACCAACAACGTAGAGATTGAAGGTGTAATATCTGAGGTACCTGTAACAACCTTAACTACTACACTATCTCAAGCAGCAACCTCTATTCAAGTAGCAGACGGATCACAATTCCACGCTATTATTGGTGGTGCTGCCATTGATAACTTGAATCCTGGCTACCTTAAGATTGAAGATGAGATCATTCAATACTCTTCTATATCTACCAATGGTCAGGTAATTACAGTTGCTACAAGTGGTAGAGGTAGTAATGGTACTGCTGACCTAGAGCATCCTTCTGGATCTATTGTTGAATGTTATAACTTAGATGGTATTCCTTTAGTGGAGATCAACAAAGTCCATAGTTCAATTGAGTGTCCATGGATTGATACATTTATGTTACAGGTTGAGCACGTCGCAACTAATGGTATTAGAGGTGGTGGTGCTTATGTATGGTCATCACAAAACGTACAGTTTGAAACTCTGACACCTACCGTATCTACTATGGTATTGCCAGATACTGAGATAACTGCTCGTATTAATACTACTACTGCAACTTCTGTTGGAGATGGTGGTGGTGAAGGTGCATCATCTGCTCGTGACCAATCCTCCTTTGTTAACAATGGTCAGTATCTTGACATTGTGTTGAATGAGGAAAATGCATTCACGAGTCCTCAAATGATCGCTTCTAAGATCAATGAGCAAAATAAATTGGATGGTAACAAGTCATTAACTATGGCACTTAATCTAACAACATCGTCAGATAAGTGGTCTCCTTGTATTGACTTGGATAGATTATCATTAATCACAACTACCAACCGAATCAACTGGTGGCCTGGTGGTCCTGCTCCTTATGGACAACAGGGTCAAATTGATAGGACAATGGATGTATCTGTCCTACCAACAGGTGATCAAAACGATGCCGTGTATCTATCACGTCTCGCTCGCCTAGGATCTGAGGCCAGGTCTCTTAAGATCGACTTCCAGATAACTAGACATCCAAGTACTGAAATTAAAGTATATTATCGTGCATTCAAGCAAGGTGATACTGCCGATCCTAATACGGTTGGTTGGACTTATGTAGGTGCACCTTCTAATGACTCTCAAGGACAGGCATATGACTCTACTCCTTCTGATGAGCCACTCTGGAAGGACTATGCATACGAAGTCCGAGGTTTAAATTTCAATGCTTTCCAAGTTAAGATTGTCATGAGATCTAAGAATCAGGCACGTGTGCCTTTGATTGCTGATCTACGTGCTATAGCCTTAGCTACTTAGAACCTCATCCCCAACCCTTACATGGTTGATTATAATTATTATTATGTCTGATGTCAAGCCCCAAAGTTCTGAAGACCACATAAAGGTCTTCAAAGAAGATCTAATCCCTGTTGACGGCCATGATGGCTGGTTTCGGGATCCTGATTCGAACGCTATTGTTAACTGTAACAATACACAATATGAAGAGTATATGGCTTCATATAATAAGAGAGCGAAGAAGGAATCCGATTTCAACACTTTACAAAAGGACGTTGATGGACTAAAATCAGATATATGTGATATTAAATCATTACTACAAAATCTAGTGGAGCGAAACAATGCCAGCTGACGTGACAGAAACAAAAGATCCTGCAGTACTTGTGGGAGAATTCAAAGAAAGATATCAAACTTTGATAAATGAAAACAATCAGTTATCAAAAAAGATTAAAGATAATGAAGCAACAGCCTTAAAACTACTCGGTGCCATTGAGACACTTGAGTATCTGAATCCAACTCAGGAGACGGAAGAGGAGACACCTGCTGCTGCTGAGTGATATAAATAAACCAGTAAGACTGTATGCAGTGCTTGGATCCTAAAGTAAATGGCAAATAGAATACAATTACGACGTGATGGTGCACAGCAGTGGGCAAACGTCAACCCAATCCTTGCTCAGGGTGAGTTAGGTATCGAGATCGATACTTCTCGACTGAAGATCGGAGATGGTGTTACATCATGGAACTCTCTTAAATATGAGAGACCGCTTGAAACCGAGTCAAACACTGCAAACACTCTCGTCAAACGAGATGCTGACGGTAACTTTGAAGCAGGTGCTATCACCGCTTCTATTATCGGTAACGCAGCAACAGCAACAAGACTAGCAAATGCTCGAGCTATTGCCCTAGGTGGTGATATGTCGGGTAGTGGTACGTTCGATGGATCCTCGAACTTAACTATTACTGCTGAGTTGAACTATGTTGTTGCTCTACCTCACTACGATCCTAATGATCTAGATGCACAAGGTACATACACCAGTGTAACGGTAGACTCTCGTGGTCGTATTATTGATGCCTCAACACCTACTACGTTAGGTGCTTATGGTATTGCTGACGCACAACCTTTAGATACAGATCTAACTTCGTTAGCATCTATGACTACCTTTGGTCTGTTATCAAGACAGGCAGAGGGTACTATTGTATCAAGGACCATAACTGGTGGTAACCAGCGTCTTATTGTACAAAATGGTAACGGTCAATCATCTAACCCATTCATTGACCTAGCAGACACAACAGTTGTTGTTGGTACTTACAACCCTGTAGGTAACCTAGATACACCTCTTCTCTCTGCTACGACAGGTGATGAAACAGTTAACACAACTAACTTCACTGTAGATAGATATGGTCGTCTGACATATGCTCAGACCTCTGCTATTGCTACAGCTAAGGAAGGTACGTTAACAGCTGCATTCTCTAACTCATCAACCTATTCAAGATACGATACTGTAAAGAATACTACTGATAAACTTTATCAAGCAATTCTTGATATCGCTGCTGGAGGTGGTGAACCATCCCACACTGATACATCAGATACAGGATCTTGGAGATACTTAGGATCAGGACTAGCACCTCAGAAGGGTGTAGCATCATTTAATCAAGAAGATTTCGATGTTACTGCATGGGATAATGGTAACGGTATAGAGGGTGGTTTTGTAACCATCGCTGATGCAGGTGTAGATAACACACAACTACAAAATAATAGAATTGGTTTTGCTGATGGCAATACCGTAGAGAATTTTGAATTAGATCAAGAGTTAACTCCTGTTACTGGTTATAGAGGATTTAACTATCTCAACTATACAAAGGTAAATGATACAACTGGTAACCTATTAGTAGGTGCTAATAATACTGGTAACGGTGCTAGTGGTACTCAGCAAGCAGTACAGAATGTTGTTGTTACAGTAGGCACAGACACAGTAGGTGGTCAAGCAACAGGTGTATTCTACTTAGATGGAGTAGAGACTCCAACTGCATTCTCACTTAAGAAAGGTATCAAGTATATCTTCAATCAGGATGATTCTACCAATGAGACATTCAATGGAATGAATCATCCTTTCATGGTCAGTCCAACATCTGACGGTGAGCATAACGGTGGTGACCATTACATGATGGGTATCACCTATAAGTTGGATGGTGTTACTGTCAATATGGCAGGGTATGTCAGTGGATTTGATGCTGCTACTAATCGTGTAATGGAATGGTTGGTGCAAGAAGAAGCACCTGCTACTCTCTACTATTGGTGTCATCATCACACAGGTCAAGGTGATAGTTTTGCTGTTACTGAAGGTGGTGCTGGAGAATTTGATATCAATGTAAGGTCATACTTCAGTCATCCTGATATTACCTTAGATGGTGCAATAACTCAGACAATAGACAAGACTGGTGATGGTCATCT